TCCCGGTGGTGTATTATCTCCCGGTGGTGTATTATCTACCGGTGGTGTATATGCGGGTGGAGTATATGCGGGTGGTAACCCATCATTGACTGGTGGTTGATTATTTTGTTGTCCGGAATTACCACCTTGTCCACTCTGTAGTCCAGAAGCATTACCCGAAGTACTGCTATATTCATTATCGTTACTTTTTTCTGTATCACCGTAACCCATGATTATACCCTTAATATAAATTCAAAATCATTATCGTAAATTATCTCCTGACCATCATTATGATTTACCTTTATCAGAATCTTATAAGCACGATTTGGTTCAAAAGCATTTAGGTCTTGTTTGAAATAATTAGAAGTTGTATCACAACTCATTGTTGTATACGCACTAAATGGTACAACATCTTCATTTGTTGCCATATCGATTATAGAATAAGAACCTGAGCCGTGTGGTATAAAACTACCACTAACAGATTGAACTGATGTCGTGAAACTTTTTTGTATGTATCTTTTTCTAGCACCAAATCTAAACTTAACAGTTTCATTTTCTTTATATGCTTCTCTAAAGTGTATTGGATATAAATAATTTTCAGCAGTACCACTAACATCTAAAGAAGTTAAACTACCAGTATTAGAACCAGTAGCTGGTAAATGGTCATCCCATTTAAGTTCAAGTTTAGGTGCATATATTGTATTGGTTTGTCTTGAGAAGAATTTTAAATCTTCGAAACTACCAGTTGATGTTTCTCTACTCCCCGAAAATCTTAATAACATTCCATAATTAGAATTCACACCACCAAACCATTTATCAGCCAAAGAAGTTATATCCATATTTAAATCGGGAGATTCAGATGAAAAAGATTGTGTTACTTCATCTCCTACTATATAATTTCCACCACCAACTGACCACGCTACTTCGGCACCACCTGCTGGATATTGTCTATTTTTCCAACTAACTCCATCGGTTGTTTTAGGCGTATCGCCTTCTTTACCAACACCCTCATCCCATGAATCTCTTAAAGGATAAGCAGCAATTTTGTATTCTTCACTTAATCCACTTGTTCCTTCCGTTTCATAAAGTCTTAAATTTAATTTATAAGTACTTGGTAAAACAGATGAACTAATATATGACTCTATCTCATCAGCATCAAATTGAAGTAATACTCTTGTTGGATAATGGAAATCCCTATTCCAAAATACTTTCTTTAACTCAAGAATTTCATCTTGACCTGTATTTTTATTTGTCCAATCTTCACCAGTGATTTGGTTTGAACCACTACTAATAAAAGCGTCTTTGGTAGCAAAAAAATATCTATGCATTATACTAATTTCCCATAAATGTCTCGGCTTGGATCTTTCAATTCAAATACCGATGGCGTTACCGATGGTCTATATATCCCATCTTCAGTTAAAGCGTCTTCAAAATTATATTGAAATCCATAAGTTGAATCATTATCACTATATATCTCACCATTACCCCTATAATAATAAAGTGCTCTATTTTTAATATCTTGCACTAATTCTAATTTTTGAATTCCAATCACCCCCTCAAGACCTAATATCGCATATTCTAAATCATTTTTATTAATTGATTGTCTATATTGCACTTTATCTACTTTGAAAAAATCTTTTATAGTATTGATAACTTGTACTTTCACATCAACTGGATTAAATCTTCTATCATAATTCACTTCAAAATTCACAGCAAAATTAATTATGTAGCTAGAAAAAAATGAACCATCTTGATCTGGTAATTTAAATCCTATATCTATCATATCATTTATCATTCTATATTGATTTAAATACAAAGCTACATTTTGACAAACTAATTGTGGTGTTTGTACTAAATTCTTATTTCGATTATAAGATAATAATGATATAAATAATGTGGGTGCACTTGTACCTATTGAATCTAATCTCTCCACATAACATTTAGCAATATTGCCATATCTTGCTGGTAAATTTAATATTCTAGCTTGATAATCTTCCTTTGTAACACATCTCAATTGAGTACTAAAAAATGCACTAGCATTGTTACGAATTTCATTAACAGTTTGACCATCAGTACCACCTACTCCCGGATAGTCATTAGTAACTATAAAATTAGTAGCAGTACCTATATCCGGTGCAGTTACAACATCAGTTAATTCATTAATTTGGATATTTGAACTTTGGCCGCCACCCACTCTATATTTAAGAGTCATAACTGTATTAGTTGGAATCTCTCCAAGGTTTAAATTATTCGAATTACCCAATAAAGACCCAACAGGTGAAGATGTTGAAAAATCACTACCATTTATAGTTATACCTTGTTGTTCAACGATACCTTCAGCGTCCAATGAACCACTACTTGAATGTCTAAATAAACCATTTCCAAATTGTATTTTATATGAATTACTATCAATATCATAACTAACCATAAATTTTTTATTAGTTCTAATATATTGTGCTACATATGGTATAGGTATTGGAGATGCGTCCAATGAACCACTACCTTGGTCATAAGCACTTGTTCTGTTAGAATCACCATCTTTATAATGTTTACCTTTTAATATCCTCTGTTGTGCTAAATACTCAACTTGATGCCATGTTTGTCCAGATGCATCTTTACAATCTAAAACTTCTATGACATTATCAACACCCAAATCCAATTCTAAAAATTTAGTTGGAGATCCTACAGTAAATGATTTAGTTTGAGTTTTACCAGATACAGCCCTAACATTTCTCGTTAAGGTATATCCCGTTGCCTCTCCATTATCATCTAATATAGGAGCACTAATAACTGGATCAGCGGATCCGCTGATACTAAAATCTATAATTTCTGTGGTTTCAAATATTGTTTCTGCATCAATGTTTGAAGCAACTTGCAAACCACTATCAATTGGATCTCCAATAACACTATAATCAGGATCCCCATCGTCATTAGCAGTTATATTAATTGTTGTCTTTAAATTAACTACCGACGGAGTTTTGTTATCTGCTTTATATCCTATAAATTCCGCCAACCTTCTAACATTTCTTTTTTCGGTAGCAGTTGCTAACATATTTTCTTTGTAATTATAATCAATATAATAAGAAAGAACATCGCCGACATAACTTGATAATTCTATTAACATCATGCCAGGTGATGTTTCGTTAAAATCTTTGTATGTATCAGGAAAATAAGACTTGGTATACTCAATCAAGTCAGCTTTAATTGTACTGAAATCTTTATTAACATAATTTATGTTCGTTGGTATTACTTTTTGTTTATTAATATATGCCATGTTTTATATTTCCTCTATATCACCTAAAGCGGGGTATCATCTACAGTTTCACCAAACGGTACGCCATCCCCAGTGCCACCTACAATTTGCCCAGCAGCCGTATCATTAGTACTCAATGTTAATTGAACAGTATTCAAAGTATCAGGCGTTCTCTTAATATTAAATATCAATTTTATATTAATTCGATTTAAATCATCTAATTTTGTTAATGTAATTTCTTGTATTTCAAGAAAAGGCATCCATTTTTCAAACATATCAACGATGTTGTTTTCTATTTGAGCAGTTATATCATCAGTAAGAGGTTCAAATAAATATTGCCTTAAAGACATCCCCATCGTTGGTTGAAAAACTCTTTCACCTATATTAGTTTGTAGAAGTAAATTAATATTATTTTTTATACTATCTATAGTAGTTTTTGTCGTATTAAAATACCCATCAACACTATTTGGTGTACGGCCAATTGGAAATTGGATACCAACACTTACTCGTGAATCTGTATCTTCAATAAATTGATTCGTTCTTCTATCAGCTAAAGCCATTATTATACATCCTCTATTCCAGTTGTATTATCTGGTTTAAGTTCTACGATACTATTCATAGATTCAACACTAGCTTTCGGATTATCAAAACTCGGTGATACTTGAGTTGTATCCTTTACAGATGTAGTCAATAATGTCGGTGGTAATATACCAGGACCAGTTGGTGTTACAACTGTTAATGGTTTAGTCAATTGTGACATCTCCAAATCAACCACTGTAAATTGTTGAGAATGAACCCACTTTACAATCGAATCACCTAACATATTAGATAAATCCTTCACACTTTGGTCCACAGATGGTTCAATTGGATCACCATGTTCGTTACCAATCATTTTACCTTCATCATCGATAACATCAATACTTGGCATATATGTCATGCTTTTTAAAAAAGCTTCATATATACCTTGTTTTAATTTAAATGTAGGTTCAGCCATTATACACCACTTCTAAACTTTACCTTTTCTTCTACCTTTTCCATTACATCAGAATAATCTTTAGTAAGTGCTTTTGCTAAATGGTCTGGTAATTGACTTGTATTATCTTGTACTGATTTAACTTCTGGTTCAGAATCAATAGATTTCCAATCTCCAGAATTTGCTGTTTCTTCAAGTAATGAATTCAAAACTTTATTATTAGTTTTAGGTGCAGATCCAATCGAATTTTTTGTAGTCGATGCGGTAGGTTTTACCGGCTTAACTTCATTTAGATCATAACTATTAGCTTTAACTAACACTTCATTTATCTTTTTTTCAAGTGCAGAAAATTTATATTCTAACTCTTCTCTTATAATATCTCTTATTAACTTCTTAAATATATTAACCTTCATTTTAACTCCTAAGTTGTTACTGTTTGTCTATTCTTTTCAGTATAATGATGTTGACTGAAAAATCTTGTTATATCATTTCTAGTATTAGTAATTAATGGCTTTGTTAAATCTTCAACGCCTTCTTCATCTACTTCATATGTTCTGGGTTGCAATTCATCAATCATTCGTTGTACTCTGTTAATGATTGGAGTTGTTGTATCTTTATCTACCAATGGTATTTTAACACCATGTACCAATGCCCGAGAATCTAATATTATTGTCATCATTTCTAATAAAAATTTTCTTAATTCATCACCCATAACAAGCGGTTCAGTCTTATTTTGTGCTTCTAGTCCTAAATAAATATTATGAGAATTAATTACTGAATAACCAGCGTTGTTTAAAGTAAAGTTTTTTCTTGCTCCAAAATTTATATTACTATTTGCAGATATTGTAAAATCACCTTTATTTTCAGCTCGAGCATCAAATGTGATTCTATCAGAACATATTAATATTTGATCAAATTCTATTTGGTCTTCATCATTATCAATTATTTCACCGTAATTATAATCAAATGTATTTTCAAGTCCAACATTACCTAAATTTAATTTATAGTTTTCTCTACCTTCAATATTGTTATCAGTAGATAATAAAAATGGAACAGAACTATTTGGTGTACCAAAATGTTGAAGTATACTACCCACGGACATCATAGAAATAAGTGAACCTTGTATCAAACTTTCAGTAGAAGATATATTATTGTTGCTTATATTTAATACAGGAGAAATACTTCTAGATCCTATTCTAATAGCATTCCCATGTCTACCTTCAAGAAGCATATCTGAATGTTTCGATGTCTCATACTCAGGACCTAAATCATCTAAAATATTATTTCTTTGTTTTTCAATTTTTGAAATAGCTATGGCTGGATAATTTTTACCATACCCCATACTATTTTTAGTTCTTGAACTACCTTTACCTCTACTATCCAATTCTTTATGATGATAGTGATTTGGTGAAAAATTGGGATTGTTTTTTGTATTTAACGGACCAAAATAAAATGTTTTATCTTTTAACATAGTATACAAAACTAAATCACCCCTTGTTATAGAATCACTTAAGCCTCTTAACAAAGGCCTTGCATATAATTCTTTTCTTATGGTGGGTAAAACTGTATTCATAGGTTTTATAACCAGCGTCTGCGATGTATCGCTTTCAATACTTTGTTCATCGTTTTTATTTAAATTAACTCTTTCTACTGATGCTAAGTTAAAACGAATATCTTTTGTTACTACTTCATCAAAAAATCTATTAGGCATTAGTGTCAATCCTTTTTCTTATTTTATCTATATCTATGTCATCGGATTTTTTTTGTAATTCCGTAGCAGCATCTTCAAGTGAATTCATCAGTTCTTCTTTTTCTGTATCACTTAATAAACCAACATCGCTATCATCAAATTGATGTTTGGACATTATTCGTTGAATAACAGTTGCTAACTTTAACAGATTATCATCGTTCTTGACAGCTACATCGAATAATTCTTTTAAAACAGGACCAACGATTGCTATATCTTCTATTCCCTGAATGTAACCATGTACTTCTTGGATTAAAAGATCAATCTGAGTCTTTTTTAATTTAGAATTCTCGTATATCTCTTGAGATAAATCAGAAAAGTTCTTATCGCCGAATATGTTAAAGTCTTTTTCCATACCATTCTATTAATAAATATAGTATGGCAATATTATTATACTAAAGAACCTGTATATATTAAATTGGTGAGATCACCTTTTGTTAAGATTTCTTCTTGGATTTTAGGGTATATTTTACGGAAGGTATTGGTGATTTGTGTTATTTTAGATGTCTTTACATCCGTCATTTCTCTAATCATTATGTATATTGCCTTTTTATTAAAGTTATCAATATTATCTTTATTTTTACATAAATATAATATTGATTCTGCAATATGCTTATCTTGTTCTTTTGGGAAGTAATGTTCTAAATTTTCTTCAAAATAATCTATAGTTTTCATGAAAAGATCTATAGCTACATTTCCTTTAATCGTATCATCATCCGTACCTACATCATAAAGAACATCTATATTATCATGTATTTTTAATTTTTTATAATTAGCATTATTATTTAAAATAAGATAATTCTTTGCTATAACTGAAAAATAACTAAAAGCTTTACTACCTCTAGTATGATCAAACTTGTGCATGTTGATAACCAAATTAGAAACTACTTCTTCTTGTAAGTCTCTAAATCCATAACTAAAATAAGTAAACTTATAAGTATTAATTATGTTTTCTGCTAACTTTAAGAAAGCAGCATGAATTTCTTCGGTGTATATTTTATGTCTGAGTGGTATATCTTCAGACTGGTTATATCTTACAATCGCATCATGGACTGGCGTGCCAAAATAGATTTTACTCTTCTTTTTGCGCTTCTTCTTTATTGCCATCTTCTTCAACCTCAGTTTCAGTTTCAAATAAATTATTTAATTCGTTCCCAAGTTGTTTTATCTCGTCAAAGAAAAAACCTACTTCATCATCGGATTCGAATGTACCTTTATCATCTATGATTTTAAGTTGAAGTTTTATATTTTCTATAGTATTGCTTATGTTTAGTATTATGTTTTCATATGAAGTGATACGGCGTAATGCGTAGAAAGTTATTACACACATGAAGGCTGTAATAATTCCAAGTAAAAAGGTTATTATGTAATGTAACAATTAAGACTCTAATTCAAGTATTTTATTATCTATTAAATCCAGTACTTCCGTTATTATTTCATTTTGTTCAGTATCATATAATAAATTTTTTAAATCTTCTAAAAAAAGAAGGAAATGTTCAATGTCCACTAAGCGTCCCCAGGTATTTGATGCATCAATTCAACTAATTGTTCATGATTAAAATCATCTGCTACAGATAAATAGTCATCTATGATAGAAACCATTTCATTTACATGTCCAACTTTTTCTATTGCCATAGTATATAACTCAGGATTTTCCATTTCCAATACATCAAGTATTTGATTTATTAAATCATTAGCATCGACTAAATTTTTACGAACCTTAAAAAACATTTCTTTATGTCTTTCTTGTTCAATCTCTAGTATATCCAGTTTTTTCATTATAAAAGATAATACTTTTATAATTTTATTTTCCGAAGTGATTTGTTTTTCAGTTGTTTCCATATACTCATAAATAGTTCTACACAAATCGTTAAAGTTAATATTTTATTTTTTAATTAGAAAATGCCCATCCCAATATCACCGAGTGTTTCTATTTTTTCCCTACCATCACACTCTGAGTAATCATCTACAGCAACATCATCTAATTCATCTTCATTGTAGTAATCGAGATTAACTCTTTTATTATCATAATAGTTAGGACTTATTGTAGATATTTTATCAAGTGATTTAAGTTGTTTTTTATCATCAGCCGTTAATTCAAATTGTGATAAGTCTATTTCAATTTTCTTTTTTATTTTCTTTTTCATAGTTTAATACCTCGTTATTATTTATTATTATTTAAGTTTTAGGGGCATAGAAGAAAGGAAGAAAGAACTATGCCCCTTAAGAACCTCTTAAAATGAGATTCAAGTCTTTGAGAACGATAACCTATTTGAGTATCCATGATAATATACGAAAAAATATAACATAAGTCAAGCATTATTTTCATTATCCTGCAATATAACCAATATCTGGTATAGGTGGTGCACCTGGAATAGCTGCTACAATAGTAGATAAATGACCTGTGAATACAGGTAATAATCCATCAATTGGACTTGGTATTGGCATAACTAATGGTGGTGGTACTCCAGGTACACTAACTATTGCCCCATTGGTATACATACCGCCTGTCCAGTATGCTATTATACCTTGTGCTAAAGCAGCTGGTAATGGTATAGCTCCCATAGAATCAAAACTCTTAGCTAAAGCCTTTTCAAGTAATGGTTTTTTACCAAGAAGAAATTTACCACCCAAGGGACTAGCTCCAGCTTTTATACCTTTGTCATATTCATCTGCTATAACTACGGCTGCTGATTCTCCATCATCAACTCGTTTTTGATAATTTTTAGAAAAACTACTGAACATTATTTTTTATTTTTTTAAAAAATAACCTACCATTTTTAACATATCTTTTATATTCTTCTAAATTTAGAAATTCTCGTGCTTTTGGTTTTTTAATAATTTCCATAGCTTCATCATAAGTCTTATTACCATCATTATAGTTTTTCAATAATTTACATTTAAATTGTTGACAAGTAAATGGTCTATCTGTGTAAATAGTACATTTTTTATCTTTTAACATAGGACATGGTTGTTTAAAAACAAGACATGATTTTTTCTGTTTTTTATCAAAAGAAGTATGAATATAATCCTTTAAGCTTTCATTATAAACAGTATTTCCATCTGTATCTAATCCATTTTCCACATCGTTTGTTAACTTTACCTGTGAAAACATAGTACCATCACAACAATAACCACACTCAGTACAAATGTCTGGTTTATCTTTATTAGTCAATATTACTATTTACCCTTTTTACATAAAAGTTATTATTAATATAATTAGCACTATATTTTTTAGTAATAGTAGGACCATGACTATATGCTGTTAATGTACTACTCATATCATCAAAGTGATTATTTAAATGAGATAAGTATTTAATACCAACCGTTATATTAACATAAGGATCAAACAAATCATTTTTTGGTGTTTTGAATTCAGACATAGCAGTTTCGGGTAATATTTGCATTAATCCAATAGCACCACTTGTTGATATTGCTTTATGATCCCAACTTGATTCGGTTTGTATTACGGCTTTAACCATATCATAATCTACACCATATTCATCACATAATGCATTAGTATAAATTAATAAGTGTTTAAGTTTAGAT